TAGCAGAGGTAAGAACAGCAATAAAGGAATTGGAAGGTTCAATAAAGGCTCTCGAGACCAGAGGTACAACGAAAAGAAAAGTCGCAAGGGTTATTCCAAGAGACTTCTAGGAGGATGAGAAATGAACTTAATAGATAATGTTTATATGCAACTGAATCCTGAGAAAGCCCTTAAAAGAGAAGTGGCCCGTCAGAGAGTTAACATGCTCCGAAGCCTATCAAGCCCAGATGTAAAAAACAGTGGCTATGATGAGGGAGGAGCAAGTCGCAGAAAGAATAGTATGAAAGGCTGGAATGCACGAAGCTCATCTCCTCAGAAAGACATTGATCTCAATCTGAACTTACTCAGGCAGAGGTCAAGAAGTTTATTTATGACAGCTCCTATAGCCACATCTGCTATTAAGACTAACCGCACCAATGTTATAGGATCGGGGTTGGTTTTGAAATCTAGAATTGATTATGAGGTATTAGGAATAACACATGAAGCAGCCGATCAACTTGAGAAGAAGATTGAAAAAGAATGGGCTTTGTGGTCTGAGTCAAAATTCTGTGACAATAATCAGCAACATAATTTTCTTGAACTTCAGCAGATTGCAATTATATCTTGGTTCATGAACGGTGACTGTTTTGGGCTTATGAAATATAAAGATAAAACGAAATATATGCCATATCAGTTAAGAATTAAGCTGATAGAAGGTGATAAGGTATCAACACCGGATTCCTATGGTGACAATATTGACCTATCTTTTAAATCCAAGAATGGTAATCGGATTATCAATGGAATTGAGATTGATCCTGAAGGAGCAGTAGTTGCTTACCATATTGCGAATGCTTATTCAGATGATTATGAGACTGATAAGAAATGGCAAAGGGTTGTTGCATATGGGGAACTGACAGGAAATCCAAACATTGTACACATCTTTGAAGCCGAGAGGTGCGAGCAATACCGTGGAGTTCCATACTTGGCTCCGGTTATAGAGTCGCTTAAGCAATTAACCAGATATACAGAAGCCGAGATTATGGCAGCAGTTATCAATGGTTTATTTTCTGTATTTATAAAAACACAGGATGGAGAAGAAGTCGATTTTAATGGTGTTGATGAAGACGGTGGAAAAACTGATGGGGAGAATTCACCTGCCTATGAACTAGGTAATGGATTAATCAATTACCTTCAGCCTGGAGAGAGCATAGAGATTGCTGATGCAAAAAGACCTAACGTAAATTTTGATGGATTTGTTTCCTCAATGACGAAGTATATTGGCGCAGCTCTCGAAATTCCTGTTGAATTGCTGACCAAGAATTTCACTGCTTCATATTCTGCTTCAAGAGCTGCATTACTTGAAGCTTGGAAAGCTTTTCGAATGAGGAGGACATGGTTTGCGAACGATTTTTGTCAACCTATCTATGAATTGTGGTTATCTGAGGCGGTTAGTAAAGGAAGAATTAATGCTCCTGGCTTCTTCAATGATCCGATCATCAAAAAAGCTTATTGCCGTGCTGAGTGGAATGGTCCAGCGCAAGGGCAGCTTAATCCGACTGTTGAGGTACAAGCTGCTAAGTTGAAAGTTGAAAATGGTTTCTCCACAAGAGAGAAGGAAACCATTGAGATGAATGGTGGTAATTTCGATAGTAATGTAGAGCAATTGTTTTTAGAAAATCAGAAAATGAAAAAGATTAGTATGGATGGAGAAGGAGGTAAATAATTTTGGCTAGAAAAATTAATGTAAAAGGCAATATCGTTGGTAACGGCGATAAGTGGATATACAATTGGCTTGGTATTGAGGCTACATCTCCTAAGGATGTTTCGCAGATATTGGATGAAGTAAATGGTACCGAGGAAATAATTATTGAAATTAATAGTGGTGGAGGAAGTGTTGTTGCTGCTCACGAAATTTATACAGCACTGGTATCATATACAGGAGATTTTGAGATTCATGTTGTTGGATTGGCTGGAAGTGCTGCTTCTGAGATACTTGTTGCCGGTAAGAGCAAGATATCACCTGTTGGTCTTGTTATGATACATAATTGCTCTACAAACTATGTGAGCGGTGATTATCGAGACATGGATAGTGCATCAAGAATGCTGCAGACAGTAAATAAAAGCATTCGTAATGCTTATAAGGCAAAAACCAAGTTGTCTGATGATGAGTTAAAGGTATTAATGGATCAGGAAACATGGCTTAGTGCTGAAGAAGCTGTTGAAAAAGGTTTTGTGGATGCAGTTATGTTTGCTGAAGAAGAGGAAGAAGAAGAGAATCCCGATATGATCACTAATCGCATTATGAATAATCGACAGGTTGCAATCTATAACTCAACCGGTAGTATTAATCCAAATGTAATTGATAGACTTAAAGGTCTTATCAAGCAAGAGGAAATTAACAATTTAATACCTGAAAATAATGAGCCTACTATTCATCCTACCATAGATGAACAGCAGGCTCATATTTTAGATAATAACAATCCAAAAGGAGGAAATAACATGACATTAGACGAGTTACTAAAGGAGCATCCTGAGGTAAAGGATGAAGTGGAAGCTCTTAAGGTCACTGCAAAGCAGGAAGCGGTAACAGAGGAAAGGGGCAGATTACAGGCTATTGATAATATTGCTGCATCCGTACCCAAGGATATGCTGGATAAGGCTAAGTATACAGAGGTAATGAATGCTTCTGAATTGGCTTTAAAGCTTGTATCAGAGACAGCAGCAAGTGGTCAAAACTACTTTGCCAGCGCATTGAATGATAGTGTTGCTTCTGGTGCGGACGGTGTTCAGACAACTCCGGCTAATCCCGAAGCCGATGCTGAGGATGCATTAATCAATTTTGCTGTATCAGCAGCAAATGCAAAGAGAAAGGAGCGTAAATAATTATGGAATTAATGAATAAGCCGAGTTATGAAGAAGCACCTGATAAACTGATCATTGATTTCAGACATCCGTTGGATATCAAGACAATTCAATTGGCAGCTAATCAGGGAACGGTTAAAAGAGGTACCGTAATATCCAGCGTAGATCCTACGCATGATTATGTAGTATACGGTTCTGTTCTTACTGAGGGTCAGACAGCAAAAGCAAATTGTATTATCGCTGATGATGTTGACACCACATCTACGGATGCTAAAGTTACAGCAGTTGTTTACATTTCCGGTAACTTCAACAAGAATGAATTTATCGTAAAGGATGGAAGTACTCTGGATGCTACAAATATTGAGCATCTGAGAAATGCCGGAATTTACGTATCAAGTTCAATTTAATTTAAGGAGGATATGAATATGCCTATTTATGATACAAGATCACTAATCAAGACAGCTAAGAAAATTTACCCGGTGCTCAACTGGTTCCGTAACCGATATTTCCCTACAACCGATCAGGACATGTTTCCGACAAGCAAAGTCCTGATTGAATACAAGGAAGGTAGCCGAAAGATGGCACCATTTGTTATTCCACGTAAGGGCGGTATTACGATGGATAGAGAAGGATATACTGCTCAGGAATATTATCCGCCTTTCATTGCACCTCAGAGACCTCTTACTATTGATGATCTCAATAAAAAAGGATTTGGTGAGGATTTATTTTCAGAAATGACACCAGAACAAAGACAGGCTCAGGTGCTTGGTGAAGACTTGGCTGATTTAAGTGCCATGATTGACCGAAGAGAAGAATGGATGTGCGGTGAAGTTATTTTCACTGGAGAAGTCATCATGAAGCATTACGCTGATGCTTACGGAAAAGGCGAGCCGGTAGAAAAGGTATTACGCTATTACGATACCACCGAGGGCTTCCAGAATATTTATACACCGGACGTGCTATGGGATGCAGCAAGCCCGAAGATCTACAACGATCTTGATGCGATGGTTTCTGTATTGACATCTGCTGGATGTCAGGTAACTGATCTGAATATGGCATCTGATGTATATTCAGTCTTTATCAATGATCCCGGTGTTCAAAAGTTGCTTGATAACAGATCCATGAACATCGGCAACATCACTCCGGTAGAGACTCCTGATGGTGTAGCCCATGTAGGGAACATCGTAGTAAGAGGTAAGAAGTTGGATATCTTCGTTTATGATGAGACATATGAAGATGAAAGTGGAAACATTGTTCCGTTCATGCCATCTGGTAAGCTCTTCTTAGCAGCACCCGGTATGGGAAGACTCCTATATGGTGCGATCACTCAGATTGAGCAAGAAGACAATCAATTCCATACATACCGTGGAAAGAGAATCCCTAAGTATCTTTCTGATGCAAAGAATGAGGTAAGAGAGATTCGAGTTTCTTCAGCTCCGGTACCGGTTCCTAATGACAAAAGAGGCTGGGTTGTAGCCGACGTATTGATCTAGGAGGTAACATTTTATGATTAAATTAGTAAGAGGACGCTACGGACCTAAGTTATTAGGTCCGGGTGCAATCCTTAATCTGGATGAAGCTACTGAGCAGAGATTGGTAGAAAGCAAGGTTGCAGTATTTATTGGGGAAGATGGTACTGATGAGAGTAAGTCAGGAACTGAACCTGGTATAAAAACCGCTGACCAGATAAAGAAAATAAAATCCAAAAAGGGACTTATTGGGTATGCCAAAAGTATCGGACTTCATACTTTGAATGAAGAAATGTCCAAAGAGTCTTTAATCAATGAAATCATCAATTACCAGGAAGAGCATTTAGGCGAGGAGTAGATTTTATGAGTTTTAAGGATTCGGCAATCAATGATTTGAATACTTTCTTTAATACAGATGAATTCGCAGAAGGATGCACATGGAATAAGCTGAGCATTAAAGCTATTATCGATGATGATTCACTCATAAGAAAATATTCTGCTGAATTCTCCTCGTTATCTCAGGGATCTCATATGATATATGCTGCAGAAAGTCAATTTGTAAAGATACCATGCGTGAGTGAAGTTATTGTGTTCAACAATAACACCTACACTATTGATGAGATTAAGCGTGAACTTGGTATGCTAGTTATTTTTCTGGATTGTGGGCGTGGTTAAATGGTAAAGATCAATACAAAAATAGATACTCCTTTCTTTGATCAACTTAAAACGGTATCAACCTTAGGAGGTAAGAAGGCTATGAGCATGGCAATTAATGACTCATTGAAGACAGGCAAGACAGCTCTTAAAAGAGAAATTTCACAGAAGTATAATATAAAGCAGTCGGATGTTGATAAAAACTCCAAAGTAGTAAGATCTTCGATTGCTAAGGTTAATGATGGGAAAATTGTTGTTGCCAGTAGGCTTCTTACGGTTGGTACCAGTACTCATTTTAGTATTACACCTAAGCAATATGTCTCACAGAAGGGTGTAAAGGTTAGAAAGAGGAAGATTGCTACAGCCACGATTAAGAAGCAGCAGAAAAAGCAAGTTAAAGGTGCATTCATAGCTAATCCGGCATCCGTTAAAGGGGCAAATACTATGTTATGGCTTCGTATGGGTGGGAAAAACAGAGGGATAAAGCCTCTGAAAACCATATCAATACCGCAGATGGCATCCAAAGAGGAAGTATATAAGCCGGTTCAAAAGAGCATGGTGGAAAAATACCATAATCGTTTTGATCATTATATGAATAGAAATTTGGATAAGGTGAAAGGAAGTTAATCATGGCATCTACAACATTGAAAATCTTACATGAATTTCAAGAGTTTATAAAAATGAAACTCAAAGATGATAACTATACGTTAGTCAAGGCTCCTCCGATTGATAAGCAGGGGGTTATTAAACCCGAATTTGTGATACCTCCTGTTATTACTGGATGTTTGCCACATGCTAATTTTTCATTATACGGAGCTGAGAATATGTTCTTCCAAGCTCCGTATATCATGGTTGGATTTGATGAGAGTATGATAGGTGATGATGATACAAATATTCAGCTACTTATTCAAGCTTTCTGCTATTCGTCTGCTTCATACGTAACAGATGAGAGTAATGAATTATATGATCTTGATATACCGGATAACAAATCTTTTGAAGATTGTGTAAATCTGTTGGAATGGATGAAACAGAAAATATTAGACGAAGGGGTTATAGCTGGAGCTGCTATTGAAAAGCCGGTGAGACTTGGAACTTATAATTCAAAGGAGTTGACATATCCATATTCTTTCGGTTACTTAAGTTTCCAAGTCAATTCTGTGAGGCACGAGACAAATAGAAATAAATTTTATAATTAGGAGGTAAGAAAATGTCAAGAGGTATTAATGCGGTTCAACAAGACAGCGAATTACTTGACCTTGAAAAAGGATCATTGATTCCTTGTTATATCGGATCAGCTCCATATTGGCAGGTCGACAATCCGAATTGGGCAGATATCAAAGGAAAAGCCTTTGTTATCTCAAGCTTATCCGATGCCAAGGCTAAGATAGGCTTTTATAAACCGTCTTCAGGCAAGTGGAATAAGGAATTCTCACTTGGTGAGGCAGTTTATGCTCACTTTGGTGATAAGAATAACGCTGTCGGACCTATCATAGTCCTTGTAAATGCAGCATCAATTAGCATGGCAGTGGAAGCATCTTCAAAGAACGCTGCCATGTCTAATGGTGTTGGTTTACTTGAAGTAAGCGGTAAAGCAGTTCTTAACACGGTTGCGATTGTAGGTAAAACTAAGGGAGTGGATTACACTGCGGTATACGATGCCAACGGTCAATCTATTTTGATAACTGATATCAGCAACACCCTAGGTAGCACTGCCACTGTTACATATTCTGAGGTGACTGGTCTGGATGATTTAGTAATGGCATCTACAACATTTGATGCAATTGATTACTTCGAGCAGACGATTGGCAATGTCCCTGCTGTGTTTGCAGCTCCTTGGTGGGAAGATGAACTTGTTAATGGAATAGCAGGTTCAACAGTGGGTGATAAGCTGAAGGAACTGGCTGAAGGGCAGATTAACGGACATTGGTATGCTCAAGCATATGCTCAGCTAACATCAAGTGTAAGAACAGATGTTGCCAGTGAAAAAGCTACGAAGGGTTATGATAGCCCTAAACTGAAAATCTGCTGGCCTTATGTTAGAAAGAATGGTCTTGTCACTTCCTTAGTCACAAGATTTATTGTGGCAAAGATGAAGGTTGATATCAGCAATGATAATATTCCATATGAATCAGCATCGAATGAGATAATTGATATTGAAGGTCTATGTGATGCATCCGGTACAATTATCCTTCAGAGTGAAAAGGCTGCAAATTCTTTAAATGAAATCGGTGTTGCAACGTGTAATTTTGCATCCGGTTCTTGGCGAACTTGGGGTGTATGTATGTCTAACTATTTGGAAAGCAACAAGGGCAATATTCTTCCTGAAAATTTGAACGATGTTGCTGTACAGATGAGAGACTATGTGTGCAATGACTTCCAGGTAGCGAATTTTGAGCATATTGATAAGCCAATCCCCACCAGGAAGGCAAAGGAAATCGTTGACGATTACCAGTTAATATTGAATACATTGGTTAATGCAGGGGCATTGTTATTTGGAAATATTGCATTTAAGATTTCAGAAAACCCTATCAACGCACTTGCCAATGGTGACTTCGTATTCAATATTGCTGAAACCAATACCCCTCCCGGTAAGAGTATTACAGGCAAGGTTCAATATACTTCAACCGGGCTGGACAGCTATTTTAATGAGGAGGTATAAAGCAAATGAAACAGTATGCGAATAAGGTGGCTGATCTTTACCCCACAATTAAGCGTAATGGAAAGTATATTGAGATTGAAGATGTAACTAGCTTTTCCACACCTGAAGTATCCTTTGCGGATGGTGAGGTAACTGGTGCAGGTATCCTG